GTTTTAGTCTGTATTCAATACGTGTTTCAAGTCGCGTTTTAGGCACAAAAGAACGCTTGTAACGCACTATTGTATCTTTTTGGTATACTACCCTTTCCCATGCAATTGAGTCCCTTAAAACGTACGGAATCGAGTCAATAGAATATACCGTAATTGTGTCTTCGATAGTGTCGCAGCGGTAACCTTTTTTCATTGCCTTAGTTACGTGGTAATTTGCCGAGCAACTTGTCACAATTATTGCTAAAATAAGTGACAAAAATATAAGGCTATAAGCTGAAAGTTTTTTCATTTCTGTAAGGTTTTAAGCTGAAATTTCGAAGTGCATCCAGTCGTAGTTCTTGGCCCTACCTAAAGACAAGAACCCGTGTTTTTCGAAAATGTCTAGCATTTGTTTGTATTCGGGTCTGGCAAAGCGTGCCGTTTTACTGGTTTCCTTTAAGGTGTTACGAACGGGGTCTAAATCTATGGCAATACCCCAGGCGTGCTTTGACCAACTAGAACCGCCACGCATTTTGCGAAAGTTGAAACAACCCCCGTAAAGGTCTATACCTAGTTCTACTATACGTTCGTACCCATAGACGGCTAAAAGTTCGTTAAACACGCTTAAAAAGGCCTTAGCTACGTCTTTGTGGCAACGCATCTTTGTTACTTTCGTGTCTGTGTCCCATGCTATGCGCATAGGGTAAGGCAAATTAATAGTAGTTAGGTACGTTCCGCGCTCGTTTGGCGTTCCGTATTTAGCTAGGGCTTGGGCAGTTGTTAGCATAACGTGTTTTTAAAGGCGCAAATGTCCAGTTTTTTGCGCTATAAAGTGGACTTTATTTCAAGTCTTCTAATTGTTCTTTGCTACGTAGGGCAAAAGCTTTGAACTTGTCCCAAACATTGACACCAGTTACCGAAAAGTAGCTTTCGTTAATGCTTTTAACCTCAGTAACTACGCAAAAGAAAGTAAACATTTTTGTTAACACTAGGTCAATAGCAATGAATTGGCCTAGAATGTCGGAAACTACAAATTTTTCGAGTAGGAAAATAAACACAATAGCGCCCGAGTAAAGAAGGCTTTTGCTAATCGTATGGCTTAGGCGTCGCGATCTTATGGAAACCCAGCCGCCCTTTTTAACGCTGCGCCAAATACCAAAACACGTATCTAAAACTATTGAAAGTATAGCTACCAAAACAAGCGGTGTAACGGGTGCTAAAACCGACAACACGGCAAAGGCGAAAATTTGTAGTTTCGTTGTCATTAGAAAACCATTATAGCGTTGTTGTACCCGTTGTCGTTGTAACGTTGCCCACAACGTCCGTAACAAGTTCCTACGCAATCGCACGCGTCAATCATGGGGCGTAAATCTGTGTCGCGGTTCTGTAAGCTAGTGAATAACGGAAACAAATTTTTGTTAGCTAGTAACCATCTAGACAAACGAGCTTCAAAGAAACTGGCTTTTTGTGCGTAATGCTCCATTGAAAAGGCAACCTCGGCACGGCTTACACTATTTGAATAGTCGCCGTTTTGTGTTTGAATACCTTTGTTTTTAAGTTGGTAAGATAGCCCGAAAACAGCATCCTCTGCCGAGCGCCACGCTACCACGGGCTGAATGAAAGTTACTAGGTCTTCTTCGTCGTTGGTTAACGTTTGGTCATTGTACTTTTCTAAAAGGTCGTTGTAAAACACCGAACCCAAAATAGGTTGTACCCTAAGGTCTGACTGCGTTTTAATGTACGGGGTTACGTCTGTAACGTCTACGTTCGCCGTAATTGGCGTGTTCGTCTTTAGGTAGTTTTCGGTTATGAAGTAAATCATTTCTTAAATGTTTGGGCGGGTTCTGGTTGTGCTACGACGTCGCCACCTTCAACGGGTGGTAAGCTTGCAAGCGCTCGAACTTCGTTAGGTGTCATGGTATCTAGGACTTTTGTAGCTACTAACGGCGACATTGCGTTAAGTGCGTCTTGCGTTTTACTAGCGTCGCCCTCAACTTCTACAATTGTTTCGTTAATAATCTGGAAATTCTTAATAGAAAACGCAGCGCTAATTCTTGAAACGTTCAATAGTTCTTGAAATATTTCGGTTACTTGTTCACGCAATGGAATAACAACGTTCTTTTCAAAGATTACGTAGGCTTGTTTAATGTCAGCGCCACCACCCAAAGACCCCGTAGTACGAACGCCCATTAATATAGGGTCAATTGTATGGGCAAAGCAAATTTGTTCTGTGTTTAAAGCGCTAGCCTCTTGAAACAATTTGTCGTTTTGGTTTACTGGTATGCTTTCAATTTTTGGTAGTTGGTCTTGGCTATTGGCAAAAAATGCAACACCTTTACCAGCGTTGGCGGCGCCTTTCATTCTGTCTATTGTGTCACGTAACACCTTCTTTTCTTCTTCGCTTTGTGGGCGTTTAGGGAAAAGCATAGCAAAAGACGGGAAAATAGAGTTCTGAATGTTCGACTTTGCGAAATATGAAAGCTCACCCGAAAGGAAAGCGAAGTTTAAAGCGCTAGAATATTGCGGTAATGAATAGTAGTCTTGTCCAATTGACGGCAATTCGTAGGCCCATAGCTGGCACTTGTCAGCACAAAGCGGGTGAAATGCTTTTATTTCCTCTACGTCAATTCGACTAGACCAATCCTCGCACAAATAGTAGCGGTCTTTTTTATTATTGATCCTTACCTTTTCGGGGCTTACATTTTCGATGCTTTTAACCTTTCCTTTTTCGTCAAAGTACAACTTAAAGTAAACACGGTGGTGCATTACTAGTTGCTTAGTCACGGCTTTAACAGACTTTGAAAGACGCATTTTCTTTTCCCAAGTGTAAAGCGCTAGCTTTTCGTCTGGTGTAAGCTTGTCCGTTTTAATTTCGTAGCCAGCACCGATAGCAGCGTTTACTTTAAAGTCTACAATAGCCCCATGTAAAGGCGACATATAGTAAAGTTGGTTCAAAGTTTCTGGAAAAAGGTTGTCTTGTCCAAATGGCACGTAGCCCGCCACTTGGTAGCGTCCGTTTACATAAGGCAAAGTAAGGTTACCGCCGCCAATTTTACCAAAAGGTGTAGAGAATGACTGGTAGCCCTCTAGCACTTCGGTTTTAGGTTGTTTGAATCTATCGAAAATTCCCATTGTTTAGTCGTATATCGAAGAAACGGCAACGCCAGCAACAACCATGCGGCCTTCTTCTATTAAATTTAAGTCTGTTGTATTCGTGTTTTCATCTACTATTATAGGCGTGTCACTTTCAAACACGCTGTATTTGTATTGGCCTTTGATTAGCGTAACGTCTGTGCCTTCTTCTAACGTGAAAAGGTTGTAACGTACGGGCCAGTTGCTAGTGTCTGTGCCTACCCAATAAATAGGCTCTACGGCGGTGTTATATTCACCCTCAAACACGAACAAATAGTAGGGGTTAACTAACGTCGTCACCTCGCTTAAAGTCAAAGCAAACGTGTTTATTTCCCCTTTGTCTATGTAAATCATAACTATATTAAAGTTCAAAACCTTAACGTTCAAAAACACAAAACCCCCTATAAAGGGGGCAAGTGTATTCCGAATAAAAGGACCTAATTAAACGAGGCCAGCAACGATAGTTGGGTCAACGGCAAAGGCCAATGTTTCGTTCTCCGCAACAAGCGTAACGCTGTATTTAGAACCGTCAGCGCGGACCGTCCCAGAACCTTCGCCGAATGCGCTAACTTGCAAGTATGGAAAATACCAATAATTGCCGTTTGCGTCACCGATTACAGCGTTCAAGTATTGTTGACCAGCTGCAAGAACTTTAATAGCGCGGCTTTTCTCTTGGTCGCGGCGGTGAAACATTAAGTTAATAGTTTGAGTAACGTAAGACGAACCGTTAATTAAGTCGATAGTTCCGTCTTCGGTAAAGCTACCAGTATTACGTTTGAACTCTAAAGCTACGTAAGGGGCAGTTTTTGTAATAGAGGTTACTTCCCAGTTCGTGCCCGTTTCGTCGGTTACGATACCAGTAATGTTGTCTTGTTGGTTAATCAACAAAGTATAAATCCCGCCCGAATTGTTCAAGCAGTCTTTTAGGATTTCTTCTAAAGTAGCACAAGCCATTTTTTCTAGTTTTTTGTAGTTATAAAAAAGGGCGGCGTATTATGGCCGCCCCGTATCATTTTAAATTGTGTCTAACGATTAGTCGAAACAAACGTTGTACATTA